GAAGGGCCGGGGGCGGTCGTCTAACGGATTGTCCGCTCGTCTAACGGACGTTGGCGTCTAAGCGCTACGCTGGCATGGCGGAGGCATGGCGGCTCCCGACGCCGCGCTCCCGCCGTCTAACGTCGTTCGCGGCGCCGCGTTAGACGACGACGGGGGTGCGGCCCCCGGCGGGGCGGCTTGAGTACGCGTGCCCCCGCTCAAGCCCAATTATAGGCTTTTCGCCTGCCGTTTACGCCCGCTGTAGACCGTCTAACAGCCCGCAGTTTGCAGGCTGCCAGCAGGAGCCTCTAAAAGTCATTATCAATGACTTACGAGCGTTATCTCTGCGCATTCTAGCATATTTTAGGGAAAATATGACCAAGTGCCTCCTCTGGAGGCCGCATGAATGCTCATGTTGTAAAAATACAACTTGACAGATGTGGCAAAATATGCCACAATGAAGGTAAGAGCTGAGGAAATAAACTATTTCCGAAGCGTTAGACGACTTACGAACGCCGAGCTAATTGCTCGGAAGACATCTAGGGATGTCTGAACGAGTGTAAGTAGCGAGGCGTTAGACAAACTGTCTTTCGCCGTACGAAGAACCATTTTGGAGGGAAGTATGTCTACAGTACCGGAAAGTAAATCTCAAGAGAAGCGCTTGGCTGCACAGCAGCCTGAGCGTTACGAGCTACCCAAGCGAATCGAAGCTGTTGAGAAGCGTTTAGACGAGATTGAAGCGCTCCTGACGGAGGCTTTCACCTTCGTTGCCGACGAGATGCGCCCCTTATACGGGAATCAGCGCTCCGCGGCCATCTTTCAAGCTGTTGCAGACAGATTGAGCGGTAAAAAGTGACCGTTACCACACGGGACGTCGCAAAAGCCATAGACAGGCTCGCCGACGCAGCTTTTCAGCAGGCTAAGGCCCAACAGAAGAATAATAAGCTCTTTGAGCGCTCTGTAATCGTCCAAGAGGCGCTTCTGGAGATCAATCGGTTTAACTCGACTGTTACCAAGCATCTAGAAGCTGAGCTTGCGGCTAAAGTCGCTCGAGAGCGCCCGTCTAACGTGAATTAGACCGTGGACGTCAAAGAAACGCTGTCTAACGAGTTAGACGCTGCTCAGAGTGAGCTAGCCCAAGCAGAAATACTGCTGCTTGAGGCGAAAGCCGATGCCGAGAGTCTTCGTGAGAAGACTGCGAGGCTGAAAGCTGCCGTGGCAGCCCTAAACGGCGAGTCGCCGCCTACGGCGGCTCCTTCCGACCGGGTGAAAGAACAGCCCGTCAGTGAGACGGCCACGGGCACTCCTGACGGGACTCCTCACGATCCCCGCGATGATATGACTCCTGAAGAGTTCGATGCCGACCGAAAGCGTCGCCAGCGGGCCAAGGAGAAAGCACAGAAAGAGAATAATCCTCTAGCGCATTTGAAATGCACTGGGTGTGGACAGGGAGGGCATATGGTAGAGGCCTTCCTCGCATCGCCGAGCGGAGTACCCGTTCGCATGCTTGTTTGCGGTAAATGCGGCAATCAAGTACTCTGATACAGAGAGAGGCACAGTATCCCGGCCAGTCCGGGCTAGGGCAGTCATCTGACTGCGTTCCTCCCTCCGCGCAACGGGTGACTGCCTGATTTTATGAAAATCTCCTTACAATTCTCTCAAAACTTCTTGCGTATGAACGTGGAGGCGTCTCTAGCCGTTTACGAGCACGATCCGGCCCCAGAGTGGGGCTTTTCTGCTGTTACGCAGGAATTGATCGACTTCGAGGGTAAATGCCTTCTGCACGGCGCTAACTGGCGCAGAGACGGGCACGAAGACCTCGTTAACGCTGTTTCCTTCAATATCATCGGCTTACCGTCGGTTTCTAAGCTATTGAGGCAATTACCGACTCCAATCCGCAGAAAGGTAACGAAAATCGTGATTACGCCATGAGTGACGAAATTCGCCTCCCCGGAATGACTATCAGGCCGCCGGCGCGGCATAAAGTCGTAATTCGCGATAATGAGCCAACATTGATCACAAACGACCCGCAAGGCGAGTTTGATCGCCATTTGGCCGCCTCAGTCGATAAAATCGAAGAATTACCGCGGGCAACCGAAAAAGCGGAAATAGTGGCGCTACCGCCCGCAAAACACCGCGCTTCTGAATCTATAGGCGCATGGCGACGTAGACAGCTTAGTGACCCGGATGTACCAGCATGGCGCAAGAAAATGATGCGTTCCATGAGTCGTGAAGACATTTAACCACCAACCAAGGATCTAACCATGAAAATCGTCGTACGCGTATCAGCAAACGGGCGCACTGGCGTATGTCGCAAGGGCTTCGATGACACCCCTACCAAAGGTGAAGTCGATGCTTGCATGGCAAACGCCCTCGCGCAAGCGCAAGTTGTCCCTGCAAGGACAGCTCGCAAGACCAAGAAAGTAAGCATAAAACCATAACTACAGCAGGTAAAAGACCATGGCAACAGACATTGAAGCAATCACCGATACCCTGAACACTTCCGGGCATCAAGGGGGCAGGCAGTTCCAAGGCTTGTTCAAAGCAATTCCTTTCAAAGCAACACTCACGGACACCACAATGACCGCCTCTAAGGCCGCTACGTGTGACCTTGACGTCACAGGTGCAGCGCTAGGCGACTTCGTAATGATCGCGTCAGGCGCAGACCTGACTGACGGTATTCTGACAGCTAATGTTTCTGCTGCGAATGTCGTTACTGTGACGATTTACAACCCAGAAGATACAGACGCCATCACGCCTTTCGCAGGCGGAGTCATATGTAAAGGGCTTGTACTCAAGCCTAACGAAAACGTCTGGGGTAGCCTCGACTAGTGGATGATCAGGCACTTACCGTAACGCGTGACGAAAAGGGCAGGTTCGTACAGGGCCAGTCTGGTAATCCCGCAGGTAAGGCGCAGGGCGTAAAGAACATGATGACGCTGGAGAGGCTCTCTTTCGAGAGAGCGCTCCGGCAGTATGTTCAAGAGCCAGAAAGAGCTGAAAAGCTGCTTCTGGGCATTGATAGGGTACTGGGCATCGCAACATCGGCAGAGAAGGACTCTGACGCTATCGGTGCGATGAAACTCATGCTAGACCGAGTTATGCCCTCTCTGCCGCCCAAGGTCTCGGAAGAGGCCGAAAGAACTGATACCAAGCTACAGATCGTCATTCAGACGAACTCGCACGCAAAAACTCCCGTGGAGGCTGTTACCATAAACGGGAAAGCAACCAAAGTAACAGAGGAAACGTAATGAACAAAGAGAACCAGACCACAGATAGCAAGCAAGGTGGGGAAGGTACTAACTCCCTGCACAACAAGGGCTGGGACCCGATGACTAAGAACATCGGTACGCCTCCGGGCAACACCCAAGCTCCTGAGCCTGTTGACGAGACAGGAACGAAGTAATGCCGGACTTCAACGCACAGAACACAGACAGCGAGAATTCGAAGTCTGCGCCCTCCTCTAGTGTCCGCGACAACGACCTCAAGGTAAATGGCGTTGGCGGTATACAAGATATCGCCAGAGACCGTGCAAACCAGAACACCGTAACTGGTTCTGGTGGAGATCCTGTAGACGCGAGCATCAAGTAATGGCTGCCAACCCCTTTGAAAGGGGGACGGCACGCTGGCGCAGATGGAATCGTGAGAACAAGAACCCTCGCCGGGTAGAGAAGCGCTTGCCCTCTGACACGTCTAGGCGGCGCAAGTCGTTAGACGCGGCTATTGATGACGTACAGGCCGAGAACGTGAACAAGCTGCGCGATGCGCAGAGCACGGATTCAAGTCAGTGATTGACAAGCTAGTGGCATGGCTGCATAAGACCCTCGCCCCGGTTACTAAGCTGGGCGGCGGTATGAAGTGGGTCACGAGAGGGGGTACGGTTTTCTACCTGTGGCCCTTCGTCTTTGTAGCAGGGGTTGTAGCCCTCTTTTGGCTAGGGACAAAGCTATGAGCGAGCGCGCGGCCCGAGCCAAGGTTCGCGTCGGGCACGGTAAGATAGACGTCTCCCGTACAGAGAATCGAGGGGCCATTGGCCTGACCAACAAAGATAAGCTGAAGCTGGCTAAGTCTGGGGTAAAGGACCTTCTTGAAGGTACGAAAAGCTTGAATAGACTCAGATTAAATCAAGGTACTGACAAAAGTAACTAGCTACGCAGGTGAGGGAGCATGGCGCAACTAAACTTTTACCTGCATCCCGCGCAGGCCGAGATTCATGCGAATATCGCACGCTTCAAGATCGTGGCCGCAGGACGCCGATTCGGTAAGACCGTCTTCAGCGTCATCCGATGCTTTGAAGAGGCACTGGCGCAGGTCAACGCGCGAGGGGTCGAACTTAACAGTAGCTCCGAAGTCATCTACATCGGCATCGACCGAGAGCAGGCCCGAAGAAACGCGTGGCCGTACTTCAAACAATTTGCGTTAGAAATCGAAAAGGCAACCGGCCTTGAGGTCAAAACTCTAGAAAAGACCTCCGTCGTTGAGCTACCCTCCGAACTAGGTGGTTGTCGAATCCGACTTCTCGGCATGGATAATCCTGACGCAGCTCGCGGTATGAAGCTTAGATACGCGGTACTCGACGAGTACGCTGATATGCCTCCCCGAGTCTGGCACGAGATTATCCGTCCCGCCCTAGCTGACGTCAGAGGGGGCGCACTCTTCATCGGCACGCCGAAAGGTCGTAACCACTTCTACGACCTAGTACAGAAGTCCATACATGAAGACGACTGGGCAGTCTTCAACTACTCGATGGACGACAATCCTCTTATTGAAGAGGAGGAACGCAAGTCCCTCGCCCAAGAATACACCAACGGCTCTGAAGACCTGTATGAACAGGAAGTCAAAGCCAAGTTTATTGCCTCCGAAGGCGTGCTCTTCAAGAACACGGACTTCGTCGTCGTAGACGAGATACCAGAAGGCATGATGGATACCTTCATCGCTGTTGACCTCGCAGGCTTCGGCGTTGATCCTGACAGGCGCGGCTCCGTGCGTAGGCTCGATAGCACAGCCATAGCGATTGTCTCAATAGATTTGAAAGGCAGATGGTGGGTACGCAAAATTGAGCACGGCCAGTGGGATGTAAGAGAGACGGCATTCCGCATCGTGCGCGCAGCTCACGACTACCAAGTCCCGATAATCGGCATCGAAAAGGGCGCACTTATGAACGCCGCCGAACCGTACATGAGGGAGTACATGGCGAGGTACAATCGCTGGTTCGAGATCAAGCCCCTGACCCATGGCAACAAGAAGAAGTACGACCGAGTGCAGTGGGCACTACAGGGGAGAGTACGGAAGGGGGACATATACCTTCTGAAGGGCGCATGGAACGAGGTACTGATAGACCAAGCGGTGTCGTTCCCCTCTAAGTACGTACATGACGACCTTGTAGACGCGCTGGCCTACATAGACCAGCTAGTGAACGAAACCATCCGAACGGACTGGGGCGACCTTGAAAAGCTGGCCTTTGAACCGTTAGACGAAATCGCAGGATACTAATGGCAAACCGACATATCGTTCAAGAGCGTGAAGCTCCGGGCACTAAGCCCGATAGCGAAGTACAGGGCGGCGCTAGAGGCGCAGTTGTACAGGAAGTGCTGAAAGACATCCTGCCATGGCGCAGACGCCGTGACGGCGACTTCGAAGCTCTCTGGGACGAATTCTATGCCAAGTGGCGCGGCTTCTGGATGCCTCAACACAAGAATTTCAAGACAGAGCGCAGCAAGCTCATTTCTCCTCTTACGGCTATGGCTATCGACCTGTCTGTCGCTGAGATCGTGGAGGCTGTATTCGGGCGCGAGTACTTCATCGACCTGCCAGACGACGTTGGCGACAACGACACTACAGATATGGAAGGCGTACGAGTTCTGCTCGTTCAAGACCTGAAAAACGAAGACTTCATCGGAGAGTTTGCTGCTGCTGCTTTGAATGGTACTCTGTACGGCACAGGCATTATGAAGATTCAGGTTACGACGCGTGTAAGAAAGATTCCGCATCGTACCAAAGATGGCGAGTTGATTGCAGCCGAGAAGGAAGAGGTTAAGATCAAGCCTATCGCCATCGAGCCGGGATCATTTGTAGGCGATCCCAGCGTTGCGGACATAGATGATATGAAAGGCTGTGCGCACGAATACCAGCTACCACTACATATTATCAAAGAGAGACAGCTACGCGACTTCTACTACAGTGACATCACAGTCGGGAAGTGGGGCAAACCAATCCTGAGCCCTAATCGTGGCGATACTAAAGAGGGTAACAGAAGAGAAGCCGGCGACGTAGCCTTCGTTACCGAGTACTACGGCTTAATCCCGACAAGGATGTTCGTCAAGGCGACAGCCGAAGGCGAGGGCACTCTCCTAGACGACAAAATCCTCGAGGGCATAGACGCAGATCATATGACGGAAGTCATCGCTACCGTCGCTAACGAAACGCACTTGCTCCGCGTCATAGAGACGCCCCTGATAACAGGCGAGCGCCTCGTAATGTCTTATCAGCATGAGACAGTACCCGGACGCTTTAACGGGCGAGGAGTAGCAGAGAAAGCATCGAACGTACAACGCGCAATGGATGCTGAGATGCGAGCGCGCATCGACGCCCTTGCATGGTCGAACAATCCTATGTTCGCTGGCGACTTAACTCGCCTACCTCCCGGCTCCTCTAAGAACGCATGGCCCGGTAAGTTCTGGGGCGTGCGTGGTAACCCAGCAGAAGTACTACAAGAATTCAAGCTTACTGGCCCAGACGCCAACTCGTATCAGCATATGAACGACTTGGAGCGCATGGGGCAGCAAGCCACAGGCGCGTTAGACACAGGCTCTATGCGCCAAGGCATGAGAGACGAGACTGCCACAGGCAGCGCTCTTGCCGCCTCCGGTTTCATCAAGCGCTCTAAGCGTACGATGTACAACATAGAAGGCTTCCTGAACAAGCTCGTTCGCCGAGTTAGCGTGCTGAAGATGCAGCTAGAGCCCCGGCGCTATCCACAAGACTATGAGTTCCAAGTGCGCGGCACTATGGGAATCATGGCACGCGAACTAGAGCAGCAGTTCCTCGTCAATCTGGCGGGTACGCTAGGCCCAGAACACGAGGCGAGTATGCCTATCATACGTGCGATCTTCGAGCACTCCGGTACGCCTGTCAAGGCAGAGGTACTGAAGGCACTGGACGCTTCCGCAGAGAAGAACAAAGATCCTGAGATGGAGAAACTCCAGAAGCAAGCGCAGCTAGCGCAGCTTATGCTGCCCATCAAGCAGCTTGAGAAGCTCTCTGCCGAGACTGAGAAGCTGACGGCAGAAGCTGAGCTTAAGCTGGCACAGGCCGACAAGACTGAGGAAGAGACAGAGCAGCTCGAGGATAACACTATTGACGAGCTGCGTGTACTCAACGACATCAAAGAGACGGCGAACCAAGATCGCCAGATGGATATCCTCGAAGAGAAGAATCGTATCTCTGAGAAGGCTATCGACAAGCAGTCTCTTAATAAGGGTAATAAAGACTAGAATAGGGGTAATTTGGAGGGAACAATGCCTTTAACAGATGAACAGAAGGCTTTAGTAGCGGATCTCGAAGTCACGTACAAGACTGCGGGATGGGAAAGACTGATGCAAGGTTGGCGCGAGGAGTACACTTCGCTGCCGGAAACGTCCTTCCTCAACGCGAAAACCATGGAAGACCTGAACGCCGACCGTGTTAGGTACAGGTTTCTACATGAGCTGCTCTCGCTTCCTCAAGACCTAGAGGACGCTCAAGGGCAGGCAGAAGAGAGCGAAGAAGAGTCTCATAACCCGTATGAGTAAACTCATTTTCTTTGACTTCCGCTGCACGCGCTGCGAACACAAGTTCGACAAGCTGGTTAAGAGCGACGTCTACGTCCTCCCCTGCCCGAAGTGTTCAAAGCCAAGTAAACGTCTCATTTCAGCGCCAACGATAGATCCTCGTATGGGATTAGACATAGAGGGTAATCCGACGATGGCTGCTAAATGGGAGAGAACACGGAAACAACGTGCGAAAATCGAGAAGAAGCACTACGAAGAGCATGGAACTGATATGACGCCGGGGGCTGACACCGCCGGCTAGTACCCTTCTCGACCGCACATAATCGCTAACCCCTGACGGGGCCGAAAAGAGGAACCAAGAATGACAATCGCATATCAGCACAGACCGCTGTCTAAGATTCTCGCACCTACCGCAGAGTCGACGGACGATCAGACGCCAACTCCGACTCAACCCCGCAACGATAAGGGGCAATTCGAAGCCGTCGAACAAGAGCTACCAGAGAAGTATCGAGGAAAAACGACTGAACAAGTCGCCGAGATGCACATGAACTCCGAGAGGCGCTTAGGCCAAATTCAGAACGAAGTCGGCCAGCTTCGAGGGCTCGTGACAGACCTCTCTACGCTCCAACGTTCCGAGACCCCTGTAACGGAAGTTACGCCAGAACCGTTAGACTTGACGGGCGACCAGATTATAGCCGATCCAATCGGAAGTATTCGGAAGGTCGTACAGCACGACGCAGCAACCGCTAAACCCGTAGAAACGCAAGCACCGGCAGTAGACCCTCTCATACAGATGGAGACTACGGCTCTGGTAAATGACTTCCCCGATATGGAGACAGTTACCCAGACCGAAGACTTTCAGCAGTTCATACTGCGAACTCCGTCGAGAACGGCAGACGCTAGGCTAGCAGCTCAAGGGGAAGGCGTACACGCTGTTCGCGCTGCACGACGGGTACTAGAGGACTACCAAGACTTTCAGTCCTTACAGGCCCCGTCGCCATCTGCCCAAGCTCCAACTCCGTTGGAGCAGGCACGCGCCGTTAGTAATGCCGGCGCAGTAGCTTCCGCTCGTACATCGAGCGACGACGTTATGTACGAGGCAGATGTAATCAAGCTATGTCAGGATAATCCTGAAAAGTACCGCTCGCCCACGTTCCAGAAGCAGCTTCTTGCTTCTATCCGCGAGGGCAGGTACGTCAAGCAATAGTAACTTTCTTTCAATCCACTTACACATTAGGGGTATATTCTAATGGCTAGTAATTTCGACATCAGTTCGTCTATCGACGTAACTGACGTTGCTGACTTCATTCCTGAAGTGTGGGCGCTGGAAACTGTGGCGGCTTACAAGAAGAATCTTGTTCTGGCTGCATTGGTATCCTTGATCCCTCACACTGGTAAGAAGGGCGACGTAATCCACATCCCCGCACCAACTCGTGCGGCTGCGTCCGCGAAGGTAGCTAATACCGTCGTTTCGCTCAGCACGTACACCGACACTGTTGAAAAGAGTGTCACCATCGACCAGCACTACCACTACGCACGTCTGTTGGAAGATCGCGCAGAATTGCAGGGCTTGCCCTCAATCCGCCGGTTCTTCACTGACGACGCAGGGTACTCTCTTGCCAAGCAGACTGATACGTCTATCGGCGGACTAGCTGCGACATGGGGCGCTGGCACGGCATACAGCGACGCTGTAATCGGTAGCGATGGCTCGACCAACTGGTCGCAGGCTAGCTCTGGTAACGGCGCTGCAATCGCCGATGCTGGTATCCGCCGGATCGTCCAAACGTTTGACGACGAGGACGTACCGGGGCGTGATCGGTTCTTGGTCATTCCGCCCGTCGAGAAGCGCAAGCTGCTCGGTAACTCTCGCTACACTGAACAGGCGTTCATTGGTGAGCAGGGCATGGCTAACTCCATCCGTAACGGTCTCGTAGGAGACATCTACGGCATGGAAATCTACGTATCGACTAACGTCGCCACGATAGAAGCCAATGACTCGACGAACTACCGGACTGCACTTGCCTTCCAGAGAGATTCTCTGGTACTGGCAGAGCAGCTCACGCCGCGAGTTCAGGAGCAGTACAAGCTCGAAGCCCTTGGCAACCTGCTGGTTGCTGACGCCCTCTTCGGTGTTGCCACTATTCGTGGTGACGTAGCCGCTGAGAGCGGACGAGGCTGCAAAGCTATCATCGTTCCTAACGCGTAAGCGAGTTTAGGTAGCCCCCTTCGGGGGGCTATCTTTCTACTATGACCCAACGGCACGAGAGGCGTAGAGGCAAGGGCTTGCAGGCAACTGCAACGTATAACCCTGCGTCTATAGCGGCTGGTGCTAATGTATCTACTACGATTACCGTATTAGACGCTGTGCTAGGCGACTTCGTACTCGCATCTTTCAGTCTCGATCTAGCGGGTCTAACGCTTACAGCCTATGTGTCATCTGCAAATACCGTTACGGTGGTATTCGCAAATAGCACTGCCGGCGCAGTTGATTTAGCGTCTGGTACCATTACGGTACTTGTAATGAAATAACCTCGGAGGAGAGATGACCCCACTAGGAATTAACGAGGCGCTTGTAGCCATCGAAATGATAGGACGAGCGCCGATGAAGGGCAACGAAGCAAAAGCCGTTGCCGTGACGTTGACAAAGCTCGAACGTATCGTAGAGGAAGCACAGAGTGACAACACTCCAACTACTGAATAAAATGCTACGAGGCTTGCGTCAGTTTGACCTGATCCTAGCCGACAGCGAGACGAGCATAACGGACGACTACCTCCAGATGATGCTTCAGTTCTTGAACGAAGCGAAGGAAGAGATCGAAGAGTCTGGCTGGCCTTGGTACGCCCTTCGTAAGAACGTGACTGTCACAGTCGTCGCCGCACAAATTGAATACACACTTTCCATAGCCTCGGATGCTGACGTTGATACCAACGACAGGACGAGGCTTCTTTATGATAACGTTTCGTACGAGGGTCCGACAGAAGGCTTCTATATGTCGAACTCGTCAGAGCCACAGGTCTTCGAGACGTCTACCTCGAGTGAGTACCGTCTTAGAGAAGTCTCCGTCGAGCAGATGGAACGCTGGCATCTGACAGATAATGACGAAGTAGGAAAGCCTGTTTACTTCTCCCTCTATAATAATGGCACGTATCAGCAAATGAAGCTCCATCCCACGCCGGATGCAGCGTACACGCTGAAGGTCAGAGCCTACGTTCCGCAGGATGAACTGCTGGCCACAGACATCACAACTGCACTATCTATTCCTGACAGACCTACGTGGACAAAGGCGCTGTTCAAGGCCAACGAAGAGCGCGGCGCAGAGCTAGGCAAGCCCGGCTCCTCCTTGTGGACTACGTACCTCGACGCACATGGCGCAGCTACCGCTGCTGAGATGTCGCTCGCAGACCAGACAGTCTTCTTGGACCGCTAATGGGACAGCTCCAACCCTTCGATCTTGTGTCACCCGGCGCGTTCGGGTTGAACACAGAGCGCAAGAACCAACTGCTTACGCCCGTATGGGCTACGCAGGCGCTCAACGCCGTCATCAACAAGGCTGGCCGCGTAGCTGCCCGCAAGGGCTGGGCCGATCAGACGGTCAACGCTATCAGTGGTACGCATCAGATAGACGTGATACATGAGTACTTGCAGAAGGATCGCGCCTCTGTAATAATTTCGGTAGCGAACGACGAGATATATAAAGACATCGACGACTATACAGATGCAGGAAATCTGATAACGTCGACAACCGCCCCCACCGCCGATCATTGGCAGTTCATCAACTTCAATGACCGGGTGCTAGGCTTCCAGCGGGGGCACACACCTATCGTCTATACAGGCGCATCTGTCTTCACTGATGGCTCCTACACCGGCACAGGGCCAGATGGTAACGCCGCAGTTGGAGCCTTCGGGCGCGTCTGGGCTGCCGACGCGGACTTACAGACCATTAGAGTCTCTGCTCTGTTAGACGACACAGATTACTCCACTGCTAGCGGCGGCGGAACGATAGACATGGCGTCTATCTGGACGCAAGGTACTGACGAAATAGTCGCACTCGCTGCTGTAGGAGCTAACCTCGTTGTCTTCGGCAAGAACCACATTGTTATGTGGGGCGACGGCTCCGGCTCTGAGATTGGTATGACGCTGGCTAACGCTCACATTATAGATACGATTGAGGGAACGGGCTGCATAGCTAGAGATTCCATAGCAGTAACAGGCGAAGGCGACATCATATTCCTCTCACGCCATGGCTTACAATCATTAGGACGTGTCATTCAGTTCAAGTCTAATCCTGTCATCTCCCTGACAAAGCATGTTCGCACAGATATCCTCGGCTCGATAGCTGCGCAACGTGCCAGCGACGCCCAGTTCGACCAAGTGCGCGCTACGCACTCCTCGGAAGAGGGGTTGTATATCATCAGCTTTCCGGCGCAAGACAAGCAGTACGTGTTAGACACGGGACACCCGTTTTTAGACGAGGACGAAGACGAACTCTTCCCGGTAACTACGTGGCAGCTTGGCGGAACTATTGTAGGACTTGCTACCACTCGTGACGGAAACGTTTACTTGGGCTCTGCCGGAGTTGTGGGCAAGTATTCAGGACAGGACGACAACTCGTCCGCGTACGACTTTATTCTCCAGACGGGCTGGCTAGATATGGGGGAGGCTAACCACTTCCTGAAGATGCTCAAAGAGATTAACACCATGGTAGCAGTCGGTATCGGTACGATACAATACACTTGGGCATGGGACTTTGACGAGACTACCTCTACGCGCAGTGTATCCTACTTCTCCGCTAATCCCGCGGAGTTCAATAAAGCGGAGTTCAGCGACGGCGGTGCGAACAAAGGCTACGTCGATCCTGCTATAGGCGCGGCGTCAGGTGAGTCCGAGTTTTCAGGCGAGTCCGGGCTACAACGCAAGACCGTACCAGCGTACGGAGAGGGGCAATTTCTCAAACTAGGAGTGACAGCTAGCGTCGACGGCTTCGTGGTCGTTGTCCAACAGATGTCGATATCTCCCCAGATTGGACGGATGATTACTTAATGTCTAACTACACCAAGACTACCAACTTCACAACCAAAGACGGTCTGACGTCAGGTAACCCTCTGAAGGTCATCAAGGGCTCGTACTTCGATACGGAGTTCGATAATATAGCAACTGCTATTACGTCTAAGTATGACACAGGTAACCTAGCCTCCGAAGCGCAGGCTCAAGCCGGCACGAATAACACTACGCTTATGACACCGCTGCGTACAGAGAATTGGTCTGCTACGTGGGCAGCAGAGAACGGCGGCATCGTAGCCAATCTGCAAGCGCTCGCCGATCCCGGCGCTGACTCGTTCCTAGTGTGGGATAATAGCGCGACTGACGCAGTTGCCATGGCGCTGCTCGCAGAGAGTGCCTTAGCGATAGACGCGACGCCTGCACTGGCTGTAAATATAAGTGCGCTAACCAACGAGTTCACAGTCGCCTCTGCCATAGCAGGAGCAGACCTGCTGCTGTTTGACAACGGTGCAGGAGGCGTAAACACCAAGATCGCCTACCAAGACTTTGGTATCCCGGTTGTAGACGACACCACGCAGACGCCTCTCAGCGGTGTCGACCTCACGTTCGCTAATCGCTGGTATTCTTGCAGCAACGCGGCGGCTATCACTGCCGTCATACCCGCAAATGCGTCAGTCGCTTTCCCTATCGGTACTGTTCTCTACTTCTACCAAGTAGCGGCAGGGCAGATCACAGTCAGCGTGACTAGTGATACGCTACGCGCTCCTAACGGGGCCAAGACTTCACAACAGTACTCCGTTGTCTGCGCAACCAAGGTTGCCGCTACGACGTGGGTAATCTCCGGGGACGCTTCAGCATAATGATGCCAGCAATGATGCAGCTCGCGGCTCCGATGGCATTCAACGGGATGCCATGGCTCACAGGTACGACCGGCTCGCCGAACGTCTCTACTGACAGCGACTTCTCTAGCGGTACGGCTACTTCTGGCTGGAACTTTAACTCTGACGGTACGTTAGACAGATACCAGTCTGGGAGCCCGGTACAGTGGGACACAGATCCCGAACAATGGATACAGAACAACCTAGACCCTGCCAGAGACCTCTGGATCAGATTCACTACTAACGCTGGAGACTTACCTACTACGTCGACCGGCACGCTAGGCGTGACATGGAATCCCGTCTCTTCTCTAGCTCAGATATTGTGGGTACAGAGCGGAGTCGGAGATTCCGGAGGCTCGTGCAAAGTAGAGATTGCGACGGATTCCGGGGGAGCGAACATTATCATGACAGGCTATTACGGCGGTAACTCGCACGTAGAATCAGGAGCATAATATGTCATTTGCATTA